TGGATTATTACCGAGCTTTAGCACAGCAGAAAATAAACAAAAAACACAAATAACATATCATATTGATTTGGATATATCAAAAGCCGAGAATATTGGCGGCACATCAAACAGTAAATCTTATGCTTATCTTAAAATAACAAAAGATGAACATCGCTTTGTTGGAGAAACAAAGACAACAAAAACAATAATATATAATCTTATTAAAGAAGAGGGTAAAGAAGAGGGTTCAGATATATATATTTCTAAAAATAATGAAGATAAAGAGGATATATATAAAGAGAATATATATATTCCCTCTTCATCAGACAATTATAATATTTCATTAGACAAATATATACCACTTTTTGGATTATACAAAGTAACTAAAGAAGATAAAGTAACTAAAGAAGATATAGAAGAATCTAATCAGATAATATTACATTCTGTAGATAATAATACATATTATGGTATGTGTAGTCAAAACTTTCAATTATTAAAATATGTTCCACTAGTTCAACCAGTTCAACCAGTTCAACCAGTTCAACCAGTTCAACAAGATGGTGGAATAAGTAATAAATATAAGAAATCTGAAAAGAGGTTTATTAATGGTAAAAGAAAAATGGTAATATATACAGGGAAACGCGGGGGCGAATATGTTAAAGTAAAGGGGGTATTTATATCATTAGCAAAATATAAAAAAATTATAAGTAATAAGGCTGCTAAAAAAACCAAGTAGTTTTCTTATTCTTATTGCCTCTAACAATAATATGAATACATATATATCGTTGTAAATAATAAAAGTAATGTGTATATACGATATAGTGTTTTGTCATCTATATAATTATTTGCTCCTAAATAAGCACCTACAATACCTCCCAATATACTTCCAGAAGCCACTATAATGGCGGTGTTAAAATCAAAAAATCCATGTTGATAATATAAATATAAACCAGGTAATGCGTTAGGTATAGTATTTAAGAAAAGAGAAATAGCGACTGCTTGCTGAAATGAAAAATTATAATGAACAAGTAAAGGTAAATATAATACGCCACCTCCTATACCAAGTAATCCTACAATAGCGCCTATTATTAAAGAACTAATAAATATCTCTATTATCATCTATATAATTATTTAGATATTTAATAGCAATATGTATATCAATTATATATAGAATAACCAAGAATTTTTATAAAAATGAATAGAATAATTTGAGTACATAACTTTATTTATTTATAAATTTATAAAAAACTTTAGAAAATCTAGAAAATAAAAAGTTATGTACTCAAATTATAAAATAGAATTTTTAGAAATAATATGGTAATTACATATTGCTACAAGACCTACACTTATCTATAGCCTTTAAATAATTATTTAGATATTTAATAGCAATATAAAAATAACAATGATTTAATTAGATATTTAATAAAAATATTCTATTTACCTTCTGGATTTTTATAATATTTATCAAACCATACCTGTCCAACCTCTTTAGAAGCCTGTTCGGAAGATAACTGATTATTTATTATTTTATCTCGCATTCCCAAGAAATATTCAAGGCTACTATATTCAAACCCTTCCTCTTTTGTAACCATGACATATAACATAGGATATCTTTCTTCAAAAAACAAGATTCCTTCTATTGAATTTTTCATTTCTTTCAATAGTTCATCATGTGATGAATATTTAGTCTTGTTCTCAGTCATATATAAAACAATATCCTGTACCATAGTTTTTATATCCGCTGTTTCCATACCATCTTTTACAAAATCAGCAACTCTTCTTTTTTTTCTTTCTGTACTCATACTATTTTACATTAAATATTAATTTTATCTTTATATAATAATATCTATTTTATATATAGAATAATGAAAAAAGATTTAGAATATACTGAATTAGATTATAATCCTAATGTTCCTGTACCTCTTCAACCAAAAAATGCGGGGTTATATACAGGGGATGTTTTATTTGATAAAAAACCTTGGGGTAATAGTTATAAAATGCCTCCTGTTGAACCTGATGCTGTAGCATATGCCTCACAATTTTATGCTAGTCACCATATACCCTCGTATAATAGACCTGGAAATAATTTTATTAATACTAATAAATATCAAAAATATACTATATTAAATGGACAAGACAATTATAATTTTAGTTGTCATACAACAAATTTAATATAATGCCTAAAAATTGATATAATGATTATATTATCATCTTATCATAATGCCTAAAAATACTGTATCTACTTCTACATCAACAAGAAAAACCACAGATTTGAAATTTCCTATTAAGAATGATGGAACAAAAGATGAAAGATATACTATGCCTCAATTTGTTAATAAAGACGGAAAAAAAGATATGCGTACAACACCAACGTGTAAAAGAAATTAATATATAATGTTATTATTAAATTGTTTCTTGATTTTCTTGATTAATCAAGATAGTTGGTTGTATTTTTTTTATATTATTTTTGTGTTTTATTAAGAAATCACATATATATTTATAAACCTCGTCTACTTGCTCGAATGATACACCGCCAGTAATCAATATACTACCACTTTCAAATAATGCTCCCGTAACCTTTTTACAATCTCCGATATTTTCACCTTTTCCTTTTCCATAACATTTTTTAGGACAATAACAGATGCCATTCTTTTTATCATTACATTTATTCCAGAAATATTCTAATTTAACACCTTGATATATTCCAGGCTGAAAAGAACACTTGTTATTATATAATTCGCAAATAAATATCTTATGTATTTCACGTCTTTTTAATCCAAATGGAACTGTCAAAGACTCTTCGCAATATACCTTAAAATCTGAATTTATCATCCTGATTTTAAAATTTTGATATTTCAATTTTAATTTATAATTTTCATCCCTGTTATTTATAATATCATTACTTATATTGTTGTAAATATTTTTAATATTATCAATAATATGATTTACAATAATTTCTGTATCTTCTACAATTTTAATTCCTGTAATTTGAATATTTCCATTCTTAAATATTTTTACATTAGGCATATATTTATCATTTTTATATATTATAGTAACCTGATTATCAAATCTATTTTTCTTCATTTTGTTTTTCTTACTATTTCTTCTCTTTTTAGGATATATTCCTCTATTCAAATCATCTCCATCTTTCATATATTGAGCCCATACTATACCACCAGTATCATCCTTGTCAATTATTACAATGTTATCAAATAACATTCTTAAATTTAAATTAATATCTTCTCCAATATTCGCATTGCAAGTTATAGTCGATACTCTATATTTTGAAAAATATATTTCCTTATCTTCAGTATCGCGAGTATTGTCAGTATAATCTACGATATTTATAACACTCATTGTTATTAATAATTAATATGTAATTCACAATAATTATAATATCTGTGTTCTTATATCATTTTTTATATTTTTTTGTTTCAATTTTATTATTCATATTATCTGTAATATTTTTGAGATAAGATGTATTTACAATTTCATAATTATAAGTAGTTGCTATCATAGGCGGAAGATTTAATATATGTGTTTTCTCATTTGTATGATGACCTTTACGGAACTCTTCTATATTCATAGGTCCATTGAATATATCTAGTAAAAAACGCGAAGGAGCGGGACGTATAGGACGAATACATCCAAAATGTTTACTTAGCATTTGTATTAAACTGTTTATTTCCCATACTTTATCACTTCCACAATGAGATGAAAAGTTATAAGCATTCGCACATTCTAATGAACAAAAATTTCCAAATAATATATAAGTATTTGTTATATTATTATATTTGTATGGCATTCCATAAATTCTATCTTTTATTGTATGACAGCACCAATAGCAATTATTTGAAGATTTAATAGTATTATCGCTATATTCTATATTATTATCTTTATTGCTATCTTGTTTTATTAAATTATCTTGAATATTATTATAAAAATTTGTCTCATTTATATAACAACAGTTAGGTTCATAAGGAGTTGGTGCTTCTAATAGTTCGTCAGTTATATTTATTTTATTTATATCGCTGTCAGATATAGGTAATTGCAATATAATATCTTCATTTTCAACTAATACAACATCTTTTACTATAGTATTCATCAACCCCTTTTTCTTATCTATTGTAGATTTAACATCCGTGTTTTTACTTTTTCTAGGCATTTAATTATAAACGCTTATATTATTTATATATATTTATATACTTGTATATATAACATCATTTATTATTATCAAAATAATCTTTAAAATATACAATACTTTTGATTATATCATTATTAATATTAGTATAAGGTTTATCGGTAGTTTTAGTAAATGTTATATCCTTGCCATTCTTAGATTCTCCTATACATTTATCTTTAATCTCTCTAATTTCGCCATTGAGGGAATTAATAGTATCTATCAAATATTTTATTATTAACACAAAAACGATTATTATTATTAATATAAATAAATCCATTAATACTTTTAATAATATAAAAGAATATAAAAAATATTAATTATTAACTAAATTTCAATCCAGCACTTCCATTTAATATTGTTAAAACATTTATTTCTAATACATATATGGAAATTTCGAAATTTAATGGATAACTTTGATTAAGAACTTGAGTATATATATTGCTAATATAATTATAAACAGCATCATTTTTAACATCAGTATTAACATTTATAGATAATGACGTAGTAATCTGTGTATTATCATAAGATCCTGAATTTATCTGTTTTTCGGGAAATAGAGCAAACGAATAACAATATAGACCTGTTCTTGGTATGTTTGTGTGATATTTATAAGGCTGTATTTGATTATAATAATTAGCATCATAGTCCGCACGCGATATTTCACGATTCCATAATATTGCGGCTCTTTCTAATATTCCTAATCCCTCATTATATTCGTGAGATGCTGTATAATTCGTATAATTATTAAAGTTTCTTATAGAATCACTTCGTCTAGATATCCATATAATTTCTTTAATATGATGATTTGCGTTCGTTATATCTATTAAAGTATGATTATCATTTAATGTAATCGCTGGTGTTTTTTTAACTGTATTTATAATATAATTTAATTGATTAGTATTTAATAGTAAGCTACTTCTTTCAACACTATCTAAATATACATATGTGCATAATAATTCATTATTTACATCAAAATTAACATCACTTGGTTTAACAAATGCTGTTATATTTAATGGTACATTTGGTCTATGTATAAGATTATACATAGTTGAACTTACATAAGTATTTAATATATTGCTCCAAACTTGATATAATCCCTCAAAAGCCTTATCGTTTATATAAATGTCCAGTTCAACTTCATTATTCTCTAATTTTAATAATGGAAGAGCCAACGAAGGATTCTTTGTAAACCAGAAATTAAGAGGAACTTGAATCTTCCTCTTTTTAATACTAGGAATATTTGGTGTTTTTACATAACTTGAAACAGGATAGGTAATATTGTAAAGTCTATTATTTAATACTCTGTATTTTGTAACAAAATTGAAAGGTGCAACGTATTCATCTATATTTCCTATCAATTTATTATACTCAGTATTATCTTTACTTGTCAATTCATTCCATATATTCATCCATTCGCCATATATTGTTTCTATATTAACTGTACCAATTCTAATACTCGCCTCTCTTATATAATTAAAACCCAAATTGTTAACCCATCTAAACTTATATATATTATCGGAATATATATCAGGGATTTTAAAAGTCAAAAACATACTTGATAATAAATCAGCATATCTTTTTATTTTAAAATTAATACGTAATTCAGATGTTGATGTTCTAAATCCTACATTACTATCACCTGTTGAAGTAATTACTATAGTTTCCATAGAAAAATTAGTATGTTTTTTGAGAACATATTTATAATAATTAATATGTGGTTGCAATGTAATATATTCGCTCATATTACCTTTTAAAACTAATTGCATCAATCCGCCTCCCATTTTTAATATATCCTTTATTAATATACATTTTTATTAATAGGCTTATATACTTATATTTACTATTTACTTAACCTTTTTGCGTCATCGCACTAATTGCTTCCATCTTTACATATTAATATATTTTTCCACAAAATTCTTCATAATATCGTATTTTCTTTCATCGTTGTATTCTTCTAATTTTTTCTCAGAATCCCTCTTATCTATTATTATTATCGTGGGATATCCTGAAATTTCATATTTATCTATTCTATCCTTGCAACTTTTCATATTATATTTTTTAAATTCTATATTATTACTATACTCGCTACTAAGTTTATCCCATACTTTCGATTTGCTAAAATCTTCGCAGTGTCTACAGCCGTCCATATAATAATACTCGATTCTATATTTTTTATCATCATCTGAAGTGCTTTTAAAAGTCTCCATTATTTTATTTTTATTATACGCTAATAAAATAACAATTGCTAATAATAAAAAGAATATTATTGAAATCATAATAAATATATCGCTTTTGAAAAAACTGCTTTTTACAGCCATATTCTAATTGTATAATCCTCTAAATTATTATTAGATAATAATATCGTTATTATTGGATATTTCATTATATTCACTTTTAATTTTATCGGTTTCTTTTATGATATCATATTCATCATTATCAAAATGTATTATAATTGAATTATAAAAATACGTCATATTTATATCAATATTCGCATTAATCTTATCTTCAATGTAACTCTTAATAAAATTGATAAAATATTTTTTTTCTATTAAAAATATCCTTACATCAAGAGTATTATAATCTATTGTCATGTCATACTCTTTTAACACATAGTTATCATAATTATTATCCTTTAGTATATTTATATACTTGTATTGACTACTATCGTCGCATACAATTATAGTTCTATATACAAGATAGTTTGAATATAGTTCGTCTAATTTATTAATTATCTCACTCTTCATTAATACTTTATTAACTATTATTGTTTTTGCCTTATGTATATTATAACTTAGATATATTCGCAATATTATATTATTATTTAATCAATATATAAGATTATTTACAATAATAAAATATAATGGACGAACAAATCATTAAGATTAATATAGAGAATTTTAGATATATCTATAATTCCATAGATATACCGCAAAATATTTTGGATAAAGCAGTTGATATAAAAAATACGTATTCGTGCTTTAATTCTTATTATGACCCTAAAATGATATGGGCTAAAAAAATATATAATAATAAAGATAAGTATAATAAACCTAAGAATAAATCAAGATTTCATATTATAATACCCGACTTTACTAAGAAATCTGAACTTAAAAGGTGTTTGATAGGTAATTTAAATAAACTTAGTATTAAAAACAAAGATAATATATATGAAAAAATAAAGGAAATCATCAGTCTTAATAATAATATAGATGATGTATTTATGATAATATGGAATTATATTAAAACAAGTGATAATGATATATATATTAATTTATTAAGTCTATTTGATAAGGGATACTTAGAAACAATGATAGATAATCTTTGGGATAATTATATAAATAATAAAGAATGGGACCCTCCTAAATATATATATGAAAACAATCTTCTAATATTGAATGATGAATATGAAATGTATTGTGAATATACTAAATGGAAGCGTGGAATAAATAATATTAATAAGATATGGATTAAATATAAACAAGAACACCTTATAATATTACTAAATAATATTGCTGATTATATCCTTATTATATATAATACCTCTATCTATAAATATATTATAGATATTTTATTAGAACAATTATATAAAATATTATCTGTTATAAAATATAAATCTATAATTGATAAAATTAAAAGTATCGATATTCAAAACTTAGATAATTCTACAAAATTTTTTATTTATAATATTATTGAATTATAAAAAAATTATTTCTATATAATAGTATAGAGTAAGAAATAG